CATTGTGCCAGTCCTTAATAGGTTACCTGCTGCCGTGCCACCAGTATAATGTCCATTGCCAAACTGAGCCTGAGTGTTCATGTTTCTGCCAATCAGCATCAGTAAGACATTTATCATCATTCTGTCTGCAAATACTTCTGTGTACCACTCTGTAGCACCATTCACATTGTTTGCAGTTGCGTAGGTCACCTCTGTTGCACCGGCAACATTGTTTAGTATTGACTGACCTGATATTGACCTGAGCTTAGATGATATGTTTACACCATTGTATTTTGCAGTATAGCAGTGAGGAATCAGCACTCCATTCTGATCATAGAAAGACCATGCATGGAAATCTGAATCAAGCTGTCTGTCTGCCACATAGAATGTTGCGGAGAAAGCATCTCCTGAGTCTGGGACACACTTAATCCAAATCTGTTTGCCATCTCTGCCCCATTCCATCATGGCATTGCCACCATAAGATGTATTGGCAACATCTGATGCTGTCCCATCCTCTTTCTTTGTCTCATCATCCTCATCAAGGTAATAATCAACAGTGCCATCATACTTGAGCATACATGATCTTGGGATAAAGAAATCATCTGTGAGATTCCATGAGCCGGGAACAATCTTGTTTGTGGTAAAGTCCACATGAGCCGGTGTGAAATCATAGTTGTCAACATTCCTGCCATTGTGCTGCACTTCATATGAAAGCATCTCGGATGGAACAGACTCATTGCCATCAAGATGGAATCCATAAATAGTGTAATAACTGAGCTCTACTGTGTAAGTGGTCTCCTCAGTCACAACCAAAGACTCCTCAAAGGTCTCTCCTCCATAAGTAACACTAAATTTGTAAGTGTCTGGAGCTTTTGCATAAAATGTAGCTGTTCCAAGATTGGAAAAAGTGAGAGTCCCAACAGTCTGTGACTGTGAATCTGTGACTGTGATGGTCTGTCCATAAAACTCTCCTGATGGAGTTGATATTCCAACAATGGCAGTCCAGAAATTGATCTCAAATTCATAATTGCCAAAATATGGAATTGTGACAGTTGCCTCAGCAGTGTCTATTGAATCTGTTGAGGAGATGTGAACCTGTCCAACAAAGTCAACAACCTTGATTGTTGCTTTCTTGTCACTTCCAAAGACTCCTGTCTTTGTCTGTCCGTCCTCAGATGTGAGTGTGACAGTTTTGCCAATAAGCGCTGTCTCAGTTGTTGTGATGGTGATAATAGAACCGCTTAAGCCCTCAGCCTTAAGCTCATCAATCTCATTCTGCAAGTGACCTGCTGCATCCTCTGACAACTGGTCTTTCATTTCCTGAAACCATGCCTCAAAAGCTGCCTCCTGCATAAGCTCCCATGAGACAAAAGATGCAGCTCTGGTTGCTTTGAACTCAGCAAGGTATGCATCAAATTGGACTTTGAACTGGTCAAAATCAAAAGTATCTACTGGAGTGATCACAAGGCCACAGACTGTTGTGTCTGTCCTCTTATCTGTGATCACGCTCTGAGTGATTGATGTTGCACCTGCTGCCACATAAACCTCAGCCAAAACAAGCTGATAGATTCCATTTTCTCTTACTGGGGCAATTGGTGTGGGCTCTGATGCAAGACCACCCTTTACCACCTTTAATGTGATTTCTCTGTTTGTGTCGTTTCTCTCTACAACAACAGTGTCAATTCTGTTGTAGGTTGCATCTGCTGTCTCAATAACCAGAGTGGTTGCAGCGTCAAAGAGCCTGACTTTTCCCTCTGTGTTTGCGTACCCGGTTGAGACTGTGACAGTCATGTTGTCATTGGCAGACACCATGAGATCACCCTCAAAGACACCTGTTGTAAAGAATTTCTTTAACCAGTCAGAAAATGAGTCAGCATCATAAAGCCTATCATCACCCTCTGAGTTAAAGAAAAAACCATAGTCTTTTCCGTTGTTTTCCATCATTTATCCTCCCAGTCAATAGTTTCTGATAGTGGGTTGCCTAGTGTCGGAGTCACAGTCATTATTCCATTTTCATAAATCTCTTGGATTGCTGTTATTCTCATATCAACAGAAATGTTCCATGAGTCTTTTTTGACTGTGACAATGTCCCCAAGATCATAATCAACTCCATAAGTGAAATTGATATCCGGCTCAGTTTCATACTCAAAAGAGCTGACATATCCATTTGACTCAAGATATTCCAAGCCTCTCTGAAAAAGAGCAAGCTCATACTCGGTCTGTGAGATATCCTCTCTTGAGATATCTGATGCATTGACAAAATCCTCTCTCAGGTCGAGTCCTTCTCCGTCACCAACCACAACAAATGTCCTAGCGCTACCCTCTCCCTGTCCTCCTACATAGACCTTTGTCTTGTAGCTCTGGGAGTTTTCTGTGTAGATTGCGCTATTCAAATTGTTGTACTGCTCAGAGAAAATGACTCTATTGTTTACCCCCTGAGAAACGCTCTTGTCTGCGCCTTTATATACCTCAAAGATGATCTCTTTTGAGTTAAAGTCTGGTCTGAATCTAAAGCCATAACTGAAACTCTTAGCAATCTTGGACATATATGTTAATAGATTTTTGTAAGTGCATTGGAATTGTATTGTATCGGTAAAGCCTTGCAGTTCTCCAAGCACAACTCTTGGAATTGCTGCAGTATCAACAGTAAGCAGTTGCCTCATGATCTGCTCTGCATTCCCATTATATGTGTGAGTCCCTGTTATGACTCTCCTGTCCATGTAGGAAGTCAAGAACCTGCCCTTGCAAGTTATCTCATTCTTTTCAACAGACTCCTCAAGAATGACGTACTCAATAACACCTGCATCTGCAAATCCTGTTTTATAGACTATATTTCCCACTCTTAACAATTCCCTGTTGTTATCTGTGATGGGAACATGGAGCTCAAAATCACCGGCCTCATTATATTTTCGTGTCCAAATAAAAGAGGTCTGGTTTTCAATGATGCCCTTTAAATCCAAATCTGAATCATATATCCTGATCTCCATGTTATACCCCCAGATATTTCTCTCTGTATGTCAGAGTAACAGTCATATAAGCATCTCCTGAGTCTGCATCATAACCAATGGTGTTTATACCTGCCATTAGCTGAATAAACTCTGAATCCTCATCAAGATACTCATTTATTTCTGTTGTGACTCCATCATGAGTGAATCTGACTTTTTTATTGTTGGTCTCTGTGGTGATGGTGATCTTGTCACCATTTACCATATGCATAGGATGAGCCTCTGCCCCAACCTTAATAGTGTTTCCAGTTTCTACCTGAGTGATGGATGGATTTAAAACTGCACCATTTGCATAAATCTCAATAGTGAGACCAATTCCCTCAGCGCCGGAATAGTTCTCAATGGTCTTTAATCTTTCTTGGATTCTCTGACCAAATGCCTCTCCCCTAGAGCTGAAAGCATGGATAAACTTAAAGCCACTTTCCCATCCTGCCATCTGGAGTGTTATATCAGATGTTGCCTTAAAGAATGGGTCTGGGCATATCAGAGAGATTGTTGCTGTCCTTACTTTCTGGATTGAATCAATGTCTATAGACTCAACATAATAATCAATGACTCTATCCACACCATCCTCACTATAAGTGAGCGTCCCTTTTGACTTTGATGGGAATAATTGATAAAGCTGATATCTGTTGAGCCTATGATTTGATTTATCTTTGAGAGTCAGGACTATATTTCTTTTAGAGACCACTGTCCCCTGATAAGTCGCACCATCAGTCATTGTGTTGTCTGACATTCCAACCTTGTTGGAAACAGTGTAAATACCATCACAATCTGCTAAAAGATATGGAGAGAATGCGCTGCCAAATGTGACAGCCATTCCCTCATTATTCCTGCAAGTGATTTTTCTTTTCATTTAGACACCTCTCAAAGCAAGTACCATGTTTCTTGTGTTGTTTCTTGTCTGCCTTGCTACCTCAGATGCAGTGAGAGCTTTTGGAGAATAGACATTGATTGTCTGGTTATATCCTGAGATGCCTGCTGCCTGATTACCGCTTTCAAGAGCATATGCAGCATTTGAGCTCATGCTTGCAATACTGCTGCCGGCTACACCAACAAGAGCTCTCTCAGCCATATCACTTATGGCATTGTCAATGAATCCCATTCCCTTCTCAATTCCCTGAGCAACACCTGCCGGAATCCACTTACCAACCTGATTAGCAAATTCCTTTGATGGAGATTCTATTCCCAGAGCATCCTTTGCACCTTGCAAAAGAGAACCTGCTAAATCCTTTACGCTATCAACAAGCCAGTTCCACCCCTCAGAGATACCATTCCAGATGCCCTTGACAATGTTTCCACCTATCTCAAGGAATTTGCTTGGTAAATCTGCAAGAGCTCCCACAAGCTGTGAGCCAAGAGCTCTTATCCTTGATGGGAGTGACTGGATTCCATTGATGAGGTTATTGAAAAAGCCTCTTGCTGTGGTTGTTGCCCTGTTCATGAAATCTGTTCCAAAGGTTATCAGACCAGTGATCACAGTATTCCATATCTGTGTGAGGTTGCTTGGCAAATCAATAAAAAACTTGATAAAACTACCAATAGCAAATCCTGCCCAGTATGCAAGGAGTGATGGGAGCTGTGCAAGCCA